GCTTATTACAACAGTGGTTGGAAATATGTAGGAACTGGTGTAGCTGCTCAGTATCAACAAGATGCTGGTTATCACTACTGGAAAACAGCCGCATCAGGCACAGCAAACACTGCAATAACTTTTACCCAAGCAATGACACTAGATGCTAGTGGTAATTTAGGAGTAGGCGAAACATCCCCATCTTCTTTTGGAAAACTAGCAGTCTATGGTGGCTCTGCAAACACAATAGTATCAATCAAAACAAATTCTTTTGATGGTACTTACTATGCTGGATTAAATTTCAGCACAGGTGGACAAGGTGCAAATGACCCACAAGCACAAATCAAAGCAGTAGGTGCAAATAACTACTCTGCTAACTTAATATTTTCTACTCAAAATAGTGGTACTACAAATCCATTGGGCGAACGGATGCGTATTTTAAGTACTGGTAATGTAGGTATAAACATTGACACGCCTGTAAGTAAGCTAGATGTTCGTAGCACGGCTGGAGAAATAGCCCGTTTTGTAACAAAAAACTCAGCTGGTGAATGTTATATATTAGTTGGTGCTGACGCAAGCACAACAGAAGGTCTTAGATTAACTTACGATAATGCAGATGGTTCTTCAACAATAAATAATTATTATCCGGCCGCATTAAAATTTAGAACTAATAATACACAAAGGATGAGTATAGACCTTAATGGTATTGTTACTATGAATGCTTATGGTGTTGGTTCTGCCACATTTAATGCTAGTGGAGTTATATCGTCAGTATCGGATGAAACTTGGAAAACAAAAGATGGTGTTCCAATTAATCCTGATGTAATGCTAAAAAAATTAGAGCCAGGGTATTGGTTTTATAACGAAGAAAAATCACCTATTTTTGGGCAAGATAGACAATTAGGTTTTTATGCACAAAATGTACATGAAGCTATTGGTGAAGAAGCCGCACCTACACCTGAAGAAGGAAAACCTTGGGGATATTACGATAGGTCAGTTTTAGCCGTAGCTGTAATGTCTTTAAAAAATGCTTTAAATACAATTGAAGAATTGAAACAACGCATTGAAACTTTGGAGAATAAATAATGGAATACACATGGTCAGTATCACAATTAGATAGAAATACTAGCGATGGTTTTGTTAATACTGTTCATTGGCGTGTAAACGCTGTGGATGGTGAACATAATGCATCTTCTTATGGAACTATTGGATATACAAAAGAAGAAAATGCAACGCTTGTACCCTATAAAGATTTAACTGAAGAAATAGTTTTAGCCTGGGTGCAAGAAAGTTTAGGCAAAGAAACTGTTGAAGCAAGTTTATTAGGACAAATTGAATTACTAAAAAACCCAGTTACAGCTAGTGGAAAACCTTGGTAATGATTAATTATCAATGGACAATTTTAGAATTATTTGCAAATAATGATGAATTGATTGCTGTTGATTATTTACTTAGTGGATCAGACGGAGTAAATACTGTAGAAACTCAAGGTAAACATCATTTTCAATCAGTCAATAAATCTTTAGCTGATATTGTTGAAAGCGATATTGTGCAATGGATTGAAAAAGACACAACAATTGATAATGTAAATTCAATAAAATTAGCAATAGAAAACCAATTAAAAGACAGCGTTAAAAAAGTAGATTTTCCGTGGCTTGCTGGCACTTTTACAATTGAATAAAGGTTAGGGTATGACAACGCCAATTGATATTATTGCTCGTTCATTAAAAGATATTGGTGCATTGGCGGCTGGTGAAGCCCCAACCCCTGATTCTGCTGTTGATTGTTTGGACATGTTAAACGACATGTTAGATCAATGGAGTAATGAAGATTTTATTGTTTTTAACATTACAGAAATTATATTTAACGTAATATCCGGCCAAGTGCAATACACCATTGGCCCTGATCCTACAACTTTAAACTTTGTTGGTGCAAACTTTACTGGAACATTTTCAGGCAACGTTTTAACTGTTACTGGCATTACTTCCGGTGCAGTAGCCCAAGGACAATATTTAAGTGGCCCAGGCATTACTGCTGGAACTAAAATTGTAGAATTTTTAACTGGTGCTGGCGGCAATGTAAACGAAGTGGGTACATATCGATTAAACATCGTACAAGGTACACAAACGCCAGTATTTACTGGATCAATATCAGGCACTACATTAACAGTTACGGCCGTTGCATCAGGCAATATAGGCATAGGATCGGTTATTAGTGGAACTGGTGTTACTGGTGGAACTACAATTACTGCTGTAATTACTGGAACTGGCGGTGTTGGAACGTATACAGTTAGTGCTAGTCAAACGGTTGCAAGTACAACAATTACCGGCACAATCGTAGCTACAAACATCCAAGCGTATTATCAAAAACCTTTAAGTATTGATTCTGCTTACGTCAGAATTGCTACTAGTCAAGCTGGAACACCTATAATAAATGGCGGTATTGATTATCCCGTGGCTGTCCTGAACTTAGATAACTACAATTCTATTGGACTAAAAACGTTAAACGGTCCTTGGCCAAAAGCACTTTATTTTAATGCTGGTGCAGAATCTGCTAATTTATTCTTATGGCCTAATCCTGGTCAGGGTGAAATGCACATGTTTGCTAAAACAATCTTTAGTAGATATGAAACACTTTATGAAGATATTGTGCTTCCACAAGGTTATTTTATGTGTTTGCGTTGGTGTTTAGCAGAACGTTTATGCCCTATGTATGGCAAAAATGATCCAACAATGATTGCAATGATTTCTAATTTTGCCGCACAAGCCAAATCTACAATAAAACGTACAAATATGGCTCCAATGCAAGTTTCACGTTATCAAGATGCTTTATTAATGAGTAAGGCAAAAGATGCTGGTTGGATTTTAACCGGTGGTTTTACTAATTAAAGGTAAATATGCCTGATTTTGGATTTGTTGGCCCATCGTATGAAGCACCGTCCATCTATCAAGATGCACAGGAATGTATTAATTTTCGTCCTGAAATTGACCCATTAAAACAACCTGGCATGAACGGGGTTATTGCTTTATACCCAACCCCAGGCTTAACTAATAAAGTTACATTATTTAATACTGAAGAAGTACGTGGTATGCGTAATGTATCAGGTGGCCAATACATGGTGGTAGTTTGTGGCCAATACGTTTATGTTTTAAACTTTTTGTTTACGCCAACACTTATTGGGTCATTAAATACTAATAGCGGTATGGTTGGAATTACAGACAATGGTACAAATGTTTATATTGTTGATGGTATCAGCCGATATACATGGCGTATATCTAACCCAGTTGCGGCACAATTTGTTGGTACTATAACAGGCACAACTTTAACAGTAACATTAATGAATACAGGTGTTATTGCGGCCGGACAACAATTGTTTGGTATTGGCGTAACAAATGAAACAGTTATTACTGCATTAGGATCGGGAACTGGTGGCGTTGGAACCTATACAATTAACCTTAGTCAAAGTTTAACTTCAAGAACATTTAATACAACATCTATTGGAGCACAAGTAACTGGTTCTATATCAGGTAAAACATTAACTGTAACTGCTGTGGCCAATGGAACGCTTTATCCAGGACAAACTATTCAAGGAACTGGCGTTACTGTAAATACAATTATTACTGCTTTAGGTGGATCAGCCGCATTATCTGTTGCAATAACTACTGCCGGTACTGGTTATGCTGTAGGCAATACGGTAACGGTAGTTGGTGGCGTTTATAGCGAACAAACAACCTATACAGTTGCAAGTATTGGTGGTAGCGGTGCAGTAACTGGTTTAACTGTGGTTGCTAGTGGCGTATATACAATCCCCCCAGGAACGCCTTCTGTAACAACTACAAGCGGAAATGGTACTGGGTTAACCTTAACATTAACATTTGGCACAGGTACTGGTTCAACTGGTAGTTATGTAGTTAGTGCATCCCAAACAGTATCATCCACAACTTTATATGCGTTAAATTTTAGTTTAATGCCGGTAAATGATGGAGCATTTACTGGGGCTGACGTAGTGGACGTAGTAGATAACTATTTTGTTTATAACCGGCCAAATACCCAGCAATGGGGTTCTTCTAATATCTTATCCCCAATATCTTCACAATTAGCATTTAGTTCTAAAGATGGTGCTCCTGACAATTTAGTTTCAATGATTGTTGATCACAGGGAAGTATATTTATTAGGTGAAACTAGTTCTGAAGTATGGATTGATAGTGGATTATTTCCATTTGCATTCCAAAGAATACCTGGCACATCAACCCAGCACGGTATTGCGGCCAAGTTTTCAGTAGCTAGATTAGGTAATTCTTTTGCTTATTTAAGTAAAAATATTCGTGGCGATGGCCAAGTAATGATGATGAACGGTTATACACCAACACGAATAAGCACCCATGCGGTGGAATATAGCATTGAAGGTGGCGTTATATCGGATGCTAGGGCTTGGACGTATTTAATTGAAGGCCATGAAGTGTATGTAGTTAGTTTTCCAACACTTGATTTAACGTGGGCTTATGACATTGCAACTGGCATGTGGCATAAATGGTTATGGGTAGATTCTAATAACGTTTATCACCGGCACCGTGGTAATTGTCATTCACATTTTCAAGGCATGAACCTTGTAGGTGATCATAGTAACGGTGAAATTTATATGCTTGATCCTAATAATTACACAGATAACGGCAATGAAATAAGACGTTTAAGAAGAACGCCCCATTTAATTACAGATTATCAACGTCAATATTTCCATGAATTGCAGATTCATTTTCAACCAGGCGTAGGACTTCCTAATAATGATGTTCCACAAGCTATGTTGCGATGGTCAGATGATGGCGGATCAACTTGGTCAAATGAACATTGGTGCAGTATTGGTGTACAAGGAGCCTATAGAAATCGTGCTATTTGGCGTAGACTAGGACAAGCACGGGATCGTATATTTGAAGTAGTAATTACTGATCCTATTAATGCCGTGATTACTGCGGCAAATCTTAAAGCTGAAGCTGGGAATAATTAATGGCAACAAACAATAATCTTGGTAATGGAATATGGACTAATACCCAAAATAACCCTTATCCACAGTCAGAATTTTTAGATGGCCAAACAAAACGGCCAACAAGAGCCTGGCAACAATTCTTTTTAGGTATACTAAACTTTACTTCAGCAACAACAGCAACTACAGGTTCTGCGGTATTGCCGGCAAACCCAGTAGGTTTTATAAATATTACCGTTAACGGCCAATCTTTTAAAGTACCTTATTACAACGTATGAATCAAATTATTGACAATTCATTACAAAAAGTTCAATTTAGGCAAAACATTTTAGCTGTTCAAGACGGCATTAGTAAAATGATTGAAGATAAAGTAATTGAATCTAAGTTAAAAGATTGCACATTAACCCATTATTATTCCCCAATAGATGAAAAATATGGCTGTTGTGCATATGCAAGGGAAATGTTTATTCCCAAAGGAACGCTAATTATCGGTAAAATACATAGACATAAGCATCTTAATATTATTTCAAAAGGAAAAGTAACTGTTTTCACAGAATTTGGTGAAAAACATTTAGAAGGACCGGTTACGTTTATTTCTGAAATAGGTTTAAAACGTTCAGTATTTGCAATCGAAGATACTTTATGGACAACAATTCACTTAACAGAATTTGCTGGTGAAGAAAATTTAGACAAAATGGAACAAGAAATAATAGCACCTAACTATGAAGAAATGGGTTTAATTGCTTCTACTGAAGAATTAGCAAAAATAGAAAATAAGGAGTTTACATTATGACATTTGGAATGGTTGCTGTTGGCGTTGGCGGTGCTACTTTATTAAGTGGTTACATGACTAGTAAGGCGGCTAAAGATGCGGCTGGGCAATATAATCAATCTGCCCGTGAGGGTTTGCAATATAACCAAGAAATGTTTGATAAAATTAATGCACAAAATGCACCTTATCGTACTATTGGTGAACAAGGTGCTGGCATGTTTGGGCAATTGGCTAATAGTGGATATTTAACGCAAAATCCAACTATGAATGATTTAACGTCATTAATGCCTAATTATAGGTTTGGTTTGGAACAAGGTATGGGGCAGTTAAATGCTGGTTTTAATGCGGCTGGTGGGGCTGTAGGTGGCAATGCAATACAAGGAGCACAACAGTTTGCCCAAGATTATGCCGGTAATTCATTACAAAACGCTTTTAATAATTTTCAAGCAAATCGAACAAACGTAGTTAGCAATGTCAATGCGTTAACTGGTGTTGGACAAAACGCCAACGTAACAACGGCTAATGCGGCAACTGGGGCTTCAGGTAATGCCACTAATTTATTGTCTAGTATTGGTAATGCACAAGCCCAATCAACAATGGCCCAAGCAAATTCTTTTGCTAGTGGTTTAAACAATCTTAGCAATTACGCTATGTTATATGGCATGAAAAATATGTCACCAACAAAAGTAGGTTAAATCATGCCAGCACAATTTACCGCAGATTTAAACCCAAAATCAAATAGTATGTCATTAAGTGACATGATGAAGCTTGGGCTTTATTCAGCAGAAACTGAAATAGCTAATAGACGGGCACAAATTGCAGAACAACAACAAAGAGAAATGCCATTAATACAAAATTATATGGCTGATCCTGAAAACAAATTGCCTGATGGTTCTTTTGATATTAAAAAAGCTGGTCAAGTTTTGCCAGCAATTGCACCTTTAACTGGTATTGAATATGCTACAAAATTAACTAATTTAACTAAAAATCATATTGAAGCATCTAAAGAAATTAACAATTTATCACAGCAAGAACGTCAAATTATAGGTTCTGTTTATGCGGCACATGCGGCCGCTGGAACTCAAGACCCTAATGCAGTTATTAAATCATTAAATAATTTAAGATTAGAAAACCCAAATATAGATAAACTTGTTAGTTTAAAAGTTGATGCATTAAAACAAATACCGGCCGGACCAGCTTTTAATAAAGCACTTTATCAAGCTAGAAATGAAGCATTAACGCCAACCCAAGTTATAGATCAATTTGCACCTAAAGCCACTATTAGTGATATTGGCGGTCAAAAAATTACTACTGTTACACAACCTTCAGTTCTTGGTGAAACTCCAACTGTTACAGCAATGCCATTGGGCGGTGCTAGTAATGTACAACCAGCCGAACCAAAAGTTGATACAAAACTTCCAAAAATTGTTAAAGAAGATACTAGTTTAAATTACGTTCCAAATCAAAGTGGCATAAGAAATTTAGACAAATATCAAGAAGCCGCACTTGTAAATGGTGAATCAAAAGTAAGTACAGCAAATATGAATTTGGCGGCTCAAAAAGATTTACAGCAATCTGTACGTAAAGTTGAAGAATTTATGAGTAGTGCAAGCGGTTCTAAAGCATTTCAAATGGTTAGACAAGGTGCTAAATTTGTATTTGGTGATTCAGATTTAGATTCTTTAGTTAAAAACATTGCCCAGGTTCAAGCAAGAAATGCGGCCGTTATGGGTTTAGATAAAACGGATGCATCTAGGGATTTAAACGCTAAACTGAGTGGTAGTGAAAACATTGATGAAAAAACCTTACGTGGGATTATGCAACAAGTTAAAGCTGAATCAGTTGCGGCTGAAATGTTTACACAAGGACTTAACAAGTTTGTTGAAAAACGTGGCGATATTAACGGTAAGATTCAAGCCCAAAAATTCCAAAATACATGGGCAGAACATTATGATCCGCGGATATTCCAAGTAGACAATATTGCAAGTTCCAATATACCTGAAGCAGAAAAAGGTACAAGAATTAAAGACATTACAAGCCGTATGACAGATGCAGAATTTAAAAAATACAAAGAAGATCGGACTGTTATTCACCGTTTATCTAAAGGTTTATATCAATAATGGCTACCATAGATGATGAAGTTGATCCGTATGCTAAATATCTAGTTGAACCGGTTGCTAAAGCCGTTGTTCCTAGTAGTTCTGTTACTTTTGGTATGCCAGGTACACAAACGTTATCACCCAAGGCTTCTAAAATAGACATTGAAGGGTTAAATCCTGATTTAAAAGAACGGCTTGCATTATTAAGAGCCGATTGGATGGGTAATAAAGAATTAAATCCTAAAGGTGAAGATTTACCAGTTACTAGCGGCAGAAGGACTAGGGAAGAACAATATAATTTATTTAGAGCACGAATAGCTGGTTCTAAAACTACTGGGTTTATGGCCGTTGATCCTAGTAAAAATCCTGATAAAGAATATTTTCATGAAAACGCTTTTGATGTATTGCCAAGCGTACCTGATACATTATTGCAAAAATATGGTTTACATAGGCCATTTGGTGCTAGGGACCCAGTACACGTAGAAATTAACCCTAAAGCTGAATTTATTAAACCAACTTCCGATCAACCCATATTAAACAGTTTAACTAACAATGAAGGAATTGATCCTTATGAAAAATATTTGGCAGAAAAAGGTGTTTTGGCTCCAACAGTTACTGAAGAAGTTAAAAGCCAGTTTAAAGATATAAAGCAAGGTACATTTAATCAATTAGAAGCATTAAAAAATGATTTAATGAATCCTGAATTTTATAAAAATACATTACCTAAACAAGCGGCCGCATTAGCTGACACGCTTTATGGTGTAGTACCTGGTGCTATTCAATTTGTAGGTACGCCATTTGCTAAATTAGCAGATATGGTTGGCGGTACTACAAAAGCTACTGAATTATTAGCTAAAACAACTGAATTAGCTGGTCAGCCGTTTGGCAAAGCTTTTGGAATAACTAACGATCCAGCATATAACGCTGAAGCATCCCAGCGGATTATGGCTTATATTGGCAAAAACATGGAAAAAGGTGCAGAAGCTGTTTCTAAAGAAACAGGTTTGCCTAAAGCTGATATTGAATGGTTTATGAATGCCGCATTAATTGGTGCAACCCCAATGGTGGCACGGGGCGTTAAAAAAGGTGTTGAAGTTGGTACAGATACATTGCAATCAACATTTGATGCTATGAAATCTAAAAGGGAGCCAAGTGGCCGTGATTTTGAAACACCAGGATCAGATTTAAAACGTAATGCTAGTGAACTACAACAACGTTATGAATTAGAACGTCAGGCCGCTATGCAACCTCGTGAAGGTACAGTTACTTTAGAAGAGCCTGGGGCAAAACAAACTATTGTAGAACCAATTGTTGCAGAAAGAGGATCAGCCAAGCCAACAACGCCTGATGCACCATTTACAGAAGTTAAATATGCTGAAAATGGTTTGCCATTAGATGAACAATATGCTCGTGCTCAAACATTAAATAGAGTGTTAGGTTCTGACCATAGAGCAGATTTAGCGGCTATTGAAGGTAAAGGTAAAGAACGTGCTACTAATTACGCTGTATCAAATACAGATACCCCAATGGGTGGATTATATAAAGAAAAATTTGCTGAAGAACAAAAACTATTGGCCAAATTTGCTGAACGCCAGGTTAAAAATACTGGTGGTACTGTAGGTTTAGATGAAAGCACATTATATAAACGTGGTAATACTTTATTAAAACCTTTAGACAGTTTAAAAACTGCTTTGGATAAAGAAACAAAAAAAATATATGCTGAACGTGATGCTATTGCAAAAGATATTCCAGTTGAATCAAACAATATTTTAAAAATATTAGATGATGAATCAATAAATCAAGCTAACTCAGAAACTATTGGATTAGAAAAACAAACTAGAGCAAGAATGAAGCAGTTAAAAATGATTGACAAAGATGGCAATATTCTTCCAACTAATGCTAAAACTGCTGAAAATTTACGTCAATTTTTAAATGAAAATTGGGATCATAAAAACGCTAATTTACATCGAAAATTAAAAGAAGCCGTTGATGAAGATGTGTTGGCTAATTTGGATATAAACACATCAATTTATAAAGATGCACGATCTTTAGTTGAATTTAGAAAAAATACTTTAGATAATCCAAATGGTATTTCTAAAATTTTAGATTCTGAAGGGCCTAATGGAATTAATCGTAAAGTTCCAATTGAAAAAATAGCACAAAACATTGCTGATATGCCGGTTGATCAAATAACGCACATTATTGACACTTATAAAAATGTTCCTGAAGGTATAAAAGCTGAAGCTAATGCGGCTTTATCAGAAATGAAAGCACAATTTGCTAATAATTTGGCTTCAAAAAAGACTCCAAAACAAGTTACTGATTATATGAACGCTAATAGTGAAGTAATGAATCGGTTATTTACGCCTGAAGAAATGAGTAATTTCCGTGATTATCACAATGCTGTACATATTTTAGCTACAGATACTGGTTATAAAGGTGCGGCAGTACAAAAAATTAACGTTGAACAAAAGTTAGGTTCAAAAGTTAAAGAACATTTAATCACTAAAGGTGGAGCAGTTGCGGCTGAAACAGTTACTGGCGGTGTTGGTATGGGAGTGCCGGCATTGTTAACGCATGAATATTTAAGTGGCCGTGCGGCTACAAAACGTTCAATTGCAGAAGCTAAAGCAGAAGCCAAAGCATTAGAAGATGCTCAAAAACGATTTGTTAATATTAGTGATTTAATTAAATAGGAAAAATTTATCATGCCAAGCGTTCTTTTATCCCCAGTTGGCAATGGCCAACAGTTCTTTAATAACAATGGCATACCCAATGCTGGTGGATTAATTTATACCTATCAAGCTGGTTCTAGCACTTTATTAAGCACATATACAACTGTTAACGGCAATATAGCAAACACAAACCCAATTGTTTTAGATGCGTATGGACGTACTCCAAGTGAAATATGGATGCAAACAGGTTTTAGTTATAAGTTAGTTATTCAAACAGCTAGTGCAGTCACCTTACAAACATTAGACAATCTTTACCCAATATTACAATCTGCTTCTACAACAACAAGCCCATTTACAGCTGGCATGATTATTATTTGGTCAGGAAGTATTGGATCAATTCCTACAGGCTGGTTAATTTGTGATGGCACTAATTCAACGCCTGATTTACGTAATCGTTTTATTATAGGTGCTGGTTCAACTTATCCAGTAAACGCAACTGGCGGTTCTGCTGATGCTATTGTTGTAAGCCATACGCACGTTGTAGCTATACAAACAGGTGATAATAATCAAAATCACGTACATGCTATGACAAAGTATGTAGGTGTTAATGCGGCTACTGGTACAGCATATGTTGGTGATGATTCAGGCACAGGTCCAGCCGGAACTATTAATACTGGAGAAAATAACGTAAATCATACACACGCAGTTAATGGTTCAACTAATTCTGCTGGTGTAAGTGGAACAAATGCAAATCTGCCGCCTTATTACGCATTATGTTACATCATGAAATCATAATATGGATATGAGTGCTGAAAACGATAAACGTATAAGCGTTCACGAAGCAATTTGTACGCAACGTTATGAACGTATAGAAGAACTATTTGCTATAGGTGAAAAGCGTATGACACGTATTGAATACATGTTGTATGCAATTATGGCGTTTACTTTTTTTGGTAAAGACACTTTTATGGAGTTATTACAAGCTGTAGTAGTTAGATAATGGATACCGTAGACATACTAGCTAAGATATGGCCGTTACTATTAGCTTTTGTTTCGTTGGTTATTGTGCTTGCCAAAATGGATAATAAAGTATCAGTTCTTGAAGAAAAAGTAAAAACATTGTTTGAACTTTGGAATAAAAAATGAATATTCAAGACATTCTAAAAGCAGTATTACCTATTGTTGTAGCGTGTTTAGCCTGGTTACTTGGCCAAGTATCAGATTTTTCTACACGATTAACAAAGATTGAAGGGCAAATGCCAGCGTTAATTACTAAAGAAAATGTACCAACTGATAGTCCATTAAGTGCTGAAGCAAGGCATAAATTAAGAAATGAAATTTATACAGATATACATCAACTTCAAGTTAAAGTGCAATTACTTGAAGAACGTGAAAAATATGGGAAAAAATAATGTTTGGAATAGATGATATTGTTTCTGTAGGAATGAAAGTTTTGGACAAAGTAATTCCTGATCCAGGGGCTAAAGCCAAAGCACAATTAGATTTACAAGAACTTGCTCAAAAAGGTGAATTAGCCCATATACAAGCAGATATTGATAAGTTTAAAGCAGAAGTAGAAGATAGAGACTCAGCTAGAAAAGCCCATGCAGAAGTTGCGACTAGTGCCAATTCAACGCAATTAGATAAGGCTGTAGTTCCTTTATTAGCCCTTGGTGTAGTAGGACTAGCATTTATGTTAATTGCTGTTTTAATGTTTGTAGACACTCCTGATAACCAGCAACAATTAGTTATTTTTGCACTAGGTTTTGTAACAAGTGCCGCTGGTCAAGTGTTATCGTTTTATTTTGGATCAAGCCAAGGCAGTAAAGATAAAACTAAAGAAATGCAAGGAATGATTAAAAATGATAAGTAATGAACAATTAACACAATTAGGGCTTGATAACAAATGGCTGGATGCGTTAAATGAAACATTTGAAAAGTATGAAATTAATACGCCACAACGCCAGGCATGTTTTTTAGGCCAAACAATGCATGAATCCGGCAACTTTAAAGCGGTAAAAGAAAATTTAAATTATTCAGCTGAAGCTTTAATGGCTACATGGCCAAGCCGTTTTCCTAATATGGATGTTGCAACGCAATATGAACGTCAGCCGGAAAAAATAGCTGGTAAAGTATATGCTGGTAGGATGGGTAATACAGAAGATGGGGATGGTCAAAAGTTTATTGGCCGTGGATTAATACAATGTACTGGTAAAGAGAACTATACGCATTGTGGCGAAGCTTTAAACATAGACTTGATAGAGAACCCTCAGTTGCTAGAAGAGCCACGCTATGCTATGTTATCAGCCGGCTGGTACTGGAATAAAAAAGGATTAAATGCGTTGGCTGATGCTATGGATCAAGAAACGATTACAAAAAGAATTAATGGTGGCTTACTGGGTTTGGATGATCGGAAAGCTAAAACTGCAAAAGCTTTACAAATACTGGGGGAACAACATGCATAAACATGAAGAAATGGAATCAAAAGCTATGCAAAAAAAAGAAGATAAGCAAATGATTCAATTGCGTAATGGCGTTTATGAATTAAAAAAAGAACTGAGAAAACATGAGAAAGAACCTATAAATAAGGCCCATCCCATGAAAAAATAATTATTTAATTCGTGCTACTTTAGCTTTACGTAGTACGTATTCGTATTGTTCTTTAGCATCATCATCAATACTGCGAAGTGGAAGGTTTTGGTAATACTTCCATTTGTTTTTGTATTCTTGCAGTTCTGATGGCGGTACCCAGCCATTTAAACGCCATCTAATTGCTATATCAGTACCGGTTGCAGTCCATATATGTTCGTTCATGTTTATCCCCTTAATATTTAAACTTAGGCATACAAGTTACTTCAATTGGAATATCAGCAGAAAAACCATTAATTAAACGCTTAGTAGTAATGACATGAGCACGTAAGCCAGCCCCTTCACATTCAGTAACGCCATTAATAATTTCGTTCCTGGTCAAACTAGCAACTTGTTTATCTAATATTAATTGCTGGGATGGCGGTGGAACATAACTTGATATTACTGGCGGCTTGGCACAACCAGTTAAAAACAACAAAGCAAATAAAGCTACAACTAACAATATGCCGGTAAACACTTCATGGGCAATTATTTTTAAATCAGATTTTGTTTGATAATTCATTTCTATTTCCTTTATCTATCACCGCAACATTGCGGTATTTGTTAATTTACTAAAGTTTACTTGACTTGTAAAGTGCATTTAAACAACACAGGCGTGAATTTGGCAACTACATCTAATTGGGTGGAAACTGGAAAAAACCCCAAAATGTTGCATCCTTCAATGTCCAGTTAACCGCCCTTTATTTATGATTGTTTTTTAACTGCCAAAACTCTAAAAGCTTAGTAAACATTTGCCAGTAACGGTTTAAATCGTATGGATCATGTTCAATAATTTTTAAGCCAGTAAACACAATATTGCCTTGGACCATCTTATAACCAACAAATATATTGGCACAACGGGCCATAGGCATTTTAAAACCCTGACGATAGGCCGCTAATTGCATACCGTGTTCAGGATAAACATCAACCTTAGAAATATCTTCTGTTTCTTTAGTTTTAATATCAACCACAATGCCGGTTTTAGCCACTAAATCAGATTTACCGCCAAAGCCTAATTCATGAGCAAATGACAATTCAGAAAACCAAGTTTCTTCCCCAAAATGGGCTTTAATAGCATCTTCTACCGGTGCACAAATAGGCATAGCTTCAGGTATTACCACGCCTTCAAAGTACGCTTGAATCGTTGCGTGTATGCTTGTGCCACGATCTGCGGCAACCCGTCCAGTTTGTTTAGAATCCATCATGACCCGTTCAAGCCAATCTTGTTCAGATTCATCGTTTTTACGTGGAAGGGTTAATGCACTTAATAAAACTTGTTGTTGTTTCCAAGTATCAAGCCCAGGTTTGGCCGCAACTCCAAGAATTGTAGTAACGCTAGGGCATAAATCATTTGTCCTGGCATCCCGTAAAGTAGTTGGCCTAGGACTGCCATTTTTACCAATGATTGTATAAGCTGGATTACCCTGGCGATCATACCAATGACCGGATTCTGATTGACGTTCTTTAATTAGCATTTTTAGGCCTTCTTCCACGTTTTGGTGCTTCAGTTGGTTCTGTAAATTTAATTTTTAATTCTGTAAATTCACCGCACCAATCATGCTGGGTTTTGTTTTGGGTAGTTGGATAGCGTTTACACAGCCCATAAGTATCATTGGCGGTGCCAACAAACCATTTACATTCGTTGCATTTCATTTATTCCCCTAATGTTTTTAGTATTAAATAACGATCTTTTGGGTCTTTTACTAAACATGCGGCTTCAGTAACTAAAGCCCTAGTAAATTTACACAAATCTTCATAACTGAAACCAATGATTTCGGTTTCTTCATCGTGGCCAATATCTTGATGCATTTTCAAGGTGTAGTGATCACAAACAATAAACTTAACCATTGGCTTCATTATTTCCCCCTAGAACGGTATGTCATCGTCCATTTCTTCTATGGCAGAAGAAACGGTTGCTGGAGCATTTGGCTCAAAAGTATTACGGTATTCAGCAGATTTTTTAATTACGCCTTGTAAACCTTCTGATAATTTCTCAAACTTTGCCTGATCAAACGGTTCTAAAGTAAAGATCATTGTTTCATTCACGCCTTTAGGTTCACCCAGCTTTTTAAGTGCTGATGGTAATTGACTAATGCTTGAAATGTTAGCGTATTGTTTGCCATCGTGCTCAGTATGCGTAATTGAAACCATACAAAATTTACCCAGTAACACTTCTAAATTAAAACCATCTAATTCTTCTTGGGTAAATGCTCTGCCACGCCAGGCTTCTAAATCCTTCCGTAGCGTAGCTTTTTCATCAAGTGATAGCGTATATCGTTTTGACACTACAAGTGGCTTAGAATCGGCTGTAAGCAAGGCGTAACCATCATTATCTTCACCATGCAGTTCAAACATGCAGATAATTTTGCGTTGCATCTTTTTCTTGCCCATCCATTCGGTAGTTTGCGTACCAATATCAATGATGCGATATAAACGGGCCATAAAACTGCCGGCTGGTGGTAGTTTAAAGTCACTACTAGAACTATTTTGTTTGGCCACTATCATTTGTAATTTCCTGTCATTAGATTATTTGCATCAGTCATTGCCTTTAACAAAAACAGTCTTTGTTTTTCAGCTTCAGTATTTTTGGGTATTTGTTTTTTAGACATACCGCAAGAATAGCGAAGTAATGTTAATTCTTCTTCATCAAGCGGCTGACCATTTTCAAGCGTAAAAAAAATTTCTTCTAGCTTAAACTCTGTTTGTAGCTGGTCATTGTGTTGTGCTTCATAGTCATCTGTTCTAAATTCCATCATATTTATTACTCCTTGTTTATCACGACAACATTGCCGTACTATCAAATGTAAAGTAAAATTGAGTAGAAGTAAAGTAATATTTAATAAAAAAGGAAAAATAAATGACAGATTCACAACTAATTGACATGTTAGGTAGACCAGCAAAGGTTGCAAAGCTATGTGGCGTAACGGTTCAGGCAGTATGTCAATGGCGTAATAACAATTCAATACCGGCTGGGCCACTAATGTTAATTGCGGCAACCATTGAAAAAGAAAGTCATGGCCTGGTAACTAGAAAAGATTTATTTCCAAAAAGTTGGCATATTATTTGGCCGGAGTTACAAACAAATTAAATTTTATGATATAGTTTTAAGTATTGCGAACTCGAAGACGCATAATTTAGAATCCCTTAATGGGTATTTTGTTGGTTTAGCTAAGTGTCGGAAAGCATTTATCTAAGCCCCTTCGAGAACAAAGTATCCACTAAGGGATTTTTGTCTTCTAATTCACAATTGTTCTTAATTGGGGATTCACCACCACCAGCGATTAAGACAAAAGTGCTACTGGGGGATAAAGGATGTAACAGCATACAAATAGGTGGCGAAGATAGTGCCTATTCCTTGAACGACTGTCGGGTTCTGTGGCTCCGAAAAGCAAACAGTTGAAGGCGAACCAGGTGGGCTAGGTTCGTCCACCAAAAAGCAATGAATTATATCTATTAATATTTAATATTTTAATTACAGTTATTTTTATATATATAGTAAAAAAACAACATTAGGGAAAGTACTTACTAAAATAATTAAAAAAACACTTTACAACTAAAGCAAACTTTAGTAAATTACATATACGGTCATGTGATCGTGAGAAAAAAGGAAAATAAAATGAACCAAAAAGAAATGTACGGATGCACAGAAGCACAAATCGATAAAAAAATTGATCGTGCAAGTAATCTTTCTATGTTTGTTGCTGGATTGCTTTCAGATGCCCAGTTTGCTTTAGAAATGGATGATCCTGAATGTGCTAGACAAATAATGAATCAAGCAAAATATGCTTTGTTTGAATACACAGACACTAGAAGTTTTACAAACCACAAAAAAATTGTTGATTAATTAATTAAGCCCCTACGGGGGCTGTGAAAAAAAGGAAAATAAAATGATTACAACTATACCGTATGCACATTTAACTAAAAAACGTGGGGGTGGTTATACACTCATGTTAAATGCTGAAATAAGACCAGTAAACCCTATCCGTGAGTTTGCAGTAACTGGCAAAAGGGAAGCAACCCAAATATGCAAAATGTACAACTCTAAACCTTGGAACTTTTAATCATGAAAAATTTTGAGACTGATACACAATACGAAGAAGCTGAAATGGCCCAATGTTTAATTATTGATCGCATCAATGAACTCATGAAAACATATTACAAGCCAGCACAAATGATCATGGAAGCTATGATTGAGTTTACGATGGATGATAACGAAAAAATGGCTGAGTATGTTAATGAAAATAACATGGAAGGCCTTGGCAAATTTATATATTTAAAGACGTATGATTTTGCAAGCATGTTGGCAGAACGCCAGGCTGAAAAAGAATTTGAACAGGGGGAACTATGAAAGCTGGTGCAGTTTTCTTAGCTTTTGTTATCTGTGGGTTTGTTATCTTTATGGATCGTATACCAGCTAGATATGATTGCAGAAATCTAATTGGTGCGTGGCATCCTGACGTTCCCCAAAAAGTAATAGATCAATGTAGGAAGATGAAGGTATGACGTTTGAAATCTTTTGGAGTAAATACCCAAGAAAGGTGGCTAAACGTGCGGCCAAGGCTGTATTTGATCGCATGAGTACCCAAGATAAGCAAATGGTTCTTAATGCAATAGACACGCATTTAAAGCATTGGGAAATAGAAAGAACAGAATTATCTTTTATCCCTTATCCAACAACCTGGTTACGTCAAGGCCGTTTTGAAGATGAAATTATTATTCAAGTGGTTAAGGGTAAAGAATGGTATGAAACAGCCCCAGGCATTACAACAAAAGGGTTAGAGTTTGGATTAGAACCAAGCCAGTTTGATCATTTTTATCAGTTTAAAGAAGCCGTGTTTGAAGCAGTAAAAGCTGGAAAAATTGTTAATGTCAAATTCGGATGAAGCGTTTAGGCATGAGTGCGAAGTGTTGCATATATTTCGTCAGCCATTAAAAAAGCGTAGGGAAATATTAGACATGATTGAAAAAGCTAGAGGAATTACAGAAAAAGAACGATTACAAAAATCCCTTTTTGAATTATGGAAAAATAAAAAATGAATTATTTATCGGTTTGTAGTGGAATTGAAGCGGCAAGTTGTGCATGGCACGATTTTGGATGGAATCCTATAGGATTTAGTGAAATTGAAAAATTTCCTAGTGAAGTTCTTGCTCATCATTACCCAAATACCCCAAACTTAGGGGATATGACCAAATACAAGGAGTGGGATTTTGGATCAAATAGATTGGATTTACTCGTTGGGGGAACCCCATGCCAAAGCTTTAGCGTTGCAGGACTTAGAAAAGGGCTTGATGACCCAAGGGGAAACCTTGCCCTTACCTATGTTGGAATTCTTGACAAGTTTAGACCCAAGTGGTGCGTTTGGGAAAACGTGCCAGGTGTCCTTAGTTCAGGCGGTGGACGGGATTTTGGTGCCTTCCTCGGGGCGCTGGGCGAACTCGGGTATGGGTGGGCATACAGGGTGCTTAATGCTCAATACTTTGGAGTACCACAAAGACGTAGGCGAGTGTTTGTTGTCGGATGTCTTGGAAATTGGGAATCTGCCGCAAAAATATTATTTGAGCCCGAAAGCTTGCGTTGGGATATTGCGCCGAGCCAAGAAACGCGGAAAGAAATTGCCACCGATGCTATACCAAGCTTTGAATATGGTGGCTCAAATAAAGAATGTGCAGACACCGTAACAAGTAAATGGGCTAAAGGTAGTGGTGGGCCTTCAGGTAATGAATGTGGTTTATTTGTGGCTCATAAAGTATATGAAAACCACCCTGCGGATAGCCGAGCCGACGGATTTAACATGATTTGTACAGATATTACTGGCCTATTAACTGCTAAAGATTTGTTTTATGACATGAAACAACACCACAATCCACAGCCAAGTAATACTTTTCAATTAACAACTAACAATTGTGCATATGTGCGCGGTGATACACCGCTTGTTCAGACAGTTGCGTATAGCGTTCGTGAAGATGCTAAAGCCAATACATTTAGTGCTACGGAGTTAGATGTTGCTAATTCAATTGGTGCATTGCAACCAAGTCCACAATCGCATCATGCACAAGTATTTGATACAAATACTATGGCGGTTAGACGTTTAACCGAAATTGAATGTGAACGCCTTCAAGGTTTTCCTGATAACTACACAAATATTAAAGAAAATTGCCCAAGCGGCGCAAGATACAAATCTTTAGGCAATTCAATGGCTGTGCCAGTTATGCGATGGATAGGTAATCGTATTAAAAATTTGTCATAAGGATAGATAAATGAAGCCTGAAACTAAAGTTGTAGACCCAAATGATTGCGTAGATTATTTATATGAATATGCTCCTGAATACGCTAAAGCTAAGGGTGAATTGGCAGAACTAGAAGCCTATAAAAGTTCTTTAAAAGCAATTAAGATGAAAGAATCAAGTGAGCAAAGTTTGGGTGCTCAAGAACGGGAAGCATACGCCAGCCAAGATTATCAGGATTTATGTAAAGCAATTGGTGCGGCCACATACAAAACAGAAATGTGGAAATACAGATTAGAAGCCGCTAAGTTACGTTTTGAAGCTTGGCGTACTAGGGAAGCAAGTAATCGAACTCTTGAAAGGTTAACACGATGAAACCAGTAGCTTACATATCACC